CAATAAAAAATGGCACTTTCAAAGCCGTGAATAGCTCTTCGCACCAAATCGCATAATCAGCCGCTTTTCTTTGGAAGTCTGGGTCAATCTTTCTTTTTGTCTCAAAGTGAGCCGCCCCTGATACAGCCAAGTCCGTACAAACCGGAAAAGCCATCGCAAAGACTACCTCTTTCCCAACTAAACTATCATAAATTTTGTGCAGATTTTCTACATCGTGCAAATCTTTATGAATATATTTAATAACGCCCCCGCCCTTAAAGGTATCTATATCAGGCCAAACAACTTGAGCATCGCCATATTCCTCATGCTGAATATCGTAGGCTAGGCAGGTATAACCCGCCTTCGCCCATGGTATCAAAGCCTCGCCAGTATAATCGTAAAGGCTGATAACAATTTTTTTGCTATTATCCACGAGGTAAGCCCTCCCAGATTTTACGCACTTTTTCCATCGGCATATCATTAACAATTTTTGCGTCTGGATGTTGCCTAAGAACGTAAGCCCTTAAATCTTTTTCTGGCAATTTACCTTTTCGCCATTGAACAACTTTAACAACAGGTAACAAGTCGAGGTAAGCACCGCCCTCTTTGTCTGCTTCCATAATCTGAGCAACAATATTATTTTTGAGAGTTCGCTTAATTTCTTTGTCTACCTCATAAAGGCTAACCTGTTCATTGCACCATCTATCAAAAGTTTGCTCAAAACCTTCCGGAACATTTTTGAATTTACCAACCTCAGTATAAGGCAATTTAGCAAACTCCTCGTCTAATTTTTTGAGAGTAGCATAAAATTCGCCTTTGAATTTTGGATGCTCGTGCTGATAATCGCAACCGCCGTGACCATCATTTCCAACGATAGCGAACGGCTTTCCATCAAGATAAACATTTGCTTCGTAGCAATAAGTTTCTTGGCTTTTAAATTGTGCTAATTTAATAGCTTTCATTTCTAATTTATTAATCATTTTTTTGTCCTTTGCTTTTTAACTATAAACTTTATATAGGGACAGTTAGCCCTCTTTACAAGTATTTGTCTCAAAAACATTTACAACGTCGGTAACTGCTCCTAATGCCTGGAAGTGCTTTACGCCTATTTCAGGCGGGGCAATATTATACGTTGAAACGTCATTTTCTTTTGGAACGGTTATCGCTATTTCCTCTTTAGGAAATGACATTGAAAAGCCATCAATAGACCTATTAAATAAAGGTTTTAGTTTTCTAATTAGTCTGCTTTCCCTTACCGTAGCATCGCCGTCAAAATAATGAGGCTCAATCGCTAACCTGGAAGCATGCAAAAACCATTGCTTCTCGCTATGGGCAGTTATTCTCGTTTTTAAATTTTTAGTTTTCCCAACATATAACGGAATAAGTTGATCGTCTAATTCTTTAAAAAAGGTATAAACAAAATGAACGTCAGCAGAATACATTGATTTATGCCAGTCTATAAAGTTAGCCATATCATCCAAAAACAAAATAAAATCTTGGTAACAAAGGCTTTGTCGATAACTACTGAAAATATCTTTTCTATCTGAACCATGAAATTTTATTTTTTGTTTCATTGCCTCATAAGCAAAAAAACCTTTAAATCTTGCCGCTTCCGCAGGGTCTTTGAAGGTCAATTTCATTTCACGTTTTAAAATTTCATTGTAAAGTGGTAACTCTAAAGGGCGGTATGGTACTGCTTGCTGCTTCTTTTGGGAAAAATAATTCATTTTGCTGTCCTCTTTTTAAATTCTATTGCTTTTATTAAATGACCATCAGTCCATCGTTCATCGTTCAGCCAATTATGAAGGTAAGGTATATATTGGACGTCGGTTTTCTTGTAAGCAAAAACCTGGAGATCAAATATTTCTCTTAATTCTTTTTCGGCAATTTTTTGCAATGCTTGGACAAACGCACGCTCAGCTTCTTTTCGTTTTGCCTGGCGTGGATACTGGTTCCAATAATAATTAAATAATTCTATTTTTTCTTTGTATGTTAATATTCCTTGGTTAATAGTTCCAAGGTTATGGGTAGGAATTTCTTTCCTCGGTAGGGTGGAAATATTTTCCGCGGGGGTAGGATCATTTTTCCCCCCAAATAATAAACGATATTGATTGCTTGTTTGGGAGCCATTTGCTCTTTTTCTTTCTATTATTTCGATAAGCCCCAAATCCTCTAAAACGGTAAGGTGCTTTCGTATACTTCGGTCAGACATTTCGCAAACGTCTGCTAGCCGCTTCTGACTTGGTATGCAAAGCCCTGATACACCATTATGGTGATCGGCAAGCCAATACAGCACAATTTTAGTTGACGGCTGAAGCCCCGTTTGCTTCATTGCTAGAGCCGTCCAATAGTGTGACATTAAAAACCTCTTTATTTTTTTTTATTCTTCGCTATTCTAAACGCGCAAAGCTTCTCTTTGCTGCGATACTGACATAGTATCCGCCTCTTTAAACTCAAAAAGAGCCTTTATTGGCTCTTTTTTTTATCTCTTTAAGCTTTCAATTCAAAGTTTTTTCTTCGGTATTGAATAAAGCTTTGTAACTAAGTTGACCATTTTCGCTAACACGCCAATGGCCTCCCTGAGTATCCGTCCACGACATTAAAGGCACTTCCTCTATTGGTACACGTTCAACAAAACCAGTTTGCTCTAAGCTGAACAAAGCTGAGCCGTGCACTCCAATATCTTTTGCTGTGAACTCTTGCCCCTCATGCTTTTGAGCGGCATAAATAGCCTTAATCGTCCTTTTTCTACTATTACTTAAAAAATAAGTTCGCATTTTAACCTCTTTACGCAAATTCCATAATTTTATCTACAGCGGTGTCCATATCGCCAGTTGTCCAATTTGTAAGATATTCTTTCAAAATTACATCAAGCACATCGCTATAAAGTTTTTTAAACTCAGCCTCGTCCATTTTGTTGAAGCTGATACTTTTTGGCACTACTTTTACCTTGCCTTCCGGCGTTAACTCCGGCGTGTAGTATCCCGCCTTCACAGTCACAAAATTGCGGAACATTTCAAAACTGCAACGAGCATTCCCCCATTGAGTCTCGATTTCCGGCCATTCGTGATTGTCAAATGCTACTTTAAGCATACTGAAAAATTTTCGGTGAAATTTATTATTTCTATTTTCAGTGACATTTACCGAAATAGGCTTGCCCAATTTTAGAGAATGAAACCAGTTGCTAGCTTCATCATCGTGGGGGACAAGCCCTGAATGAGAGCGGAAAAAATTAAGTTTTGCCATCAATCTGGTACTTAGAAAGTTCATCAATAAGCCCCTTAATTTCTGAATTAAATTCCCTAACTGCACTAATAATTTCGTTGGCAAGTTTGTTATCTAATTCAAGCCTTTTCCGGTACATTTGCATATTTTCCGGAAGTCTTGGGTCATAACTAATAAAATCGCACCATTTCTTGCGAGTACAAAGCATTTGCCCAGTCATTTGCAGAATATATTTTTGCGGGATTTTATCGGTTAAAATTGTATCAATATGAGTTTTTGTATTAGGACACTTTATTTCTATTAACCCATCGTCAACAAAACCATCAGGCGATGCACCGAAATCAAGAATATCCGGATGCTTTATAAATCCAACTTCTTTTATATCCTTGTCAAATAAATACTCGTAATGAGTTTTAGCATTTGCCTCATTCTCTATTCCCCATTCCATAGCGGCATTAGTGAAATAAGTTTCATTAGGCGTTCCGGTTAATCTCTCAGCCAATACTTGTTTTTTATATCCTTCTCTTGTCTGACTTACTCCCGATTTGGTTTTAGCCATAACATCAGAAAGGCGGGATGCAGTTACGCACCCCGCTCTGGCAAGATACCATTCTTCAGTGCGCTGTTCCATCATCCGCACCTTTTTGCTTTTTTAATTCAATAACAGCATTTTCTTGGGCGGCTTCGTAAACAGTTTCTATTTTTTCAACTGTTTCTTCTGCGTGCGCCTGATCAGCGATTTGCTTTTGCAATTTAGTTTTGAGCAATCCTAAACATTTATTTGCCTGATCAGTATTTAATTCCTCAAGCTGAGAAACCCCATAAACCTTGAGCATTTTTTTCTCATTGGTATTGGTTTCTTTTACAAGATCATCAATTTGCAAAATTTGATCGTCAGTAATTTTTTGAGGTTTAGCTACAACAGCCGCATTTCCGTCATCGTCTTCAGTTGCCAATCCCGCCATCATCATCAAGCCATAACGCCTCGCATAAGTAATAGCTGAACCGTAGCCTTGCATATCGTTTTTGCTAACAACTATAGGAACATGATTGTGAAGACTTTCACCGCTTTCGCCATGAATAAAAACAGTCGTGACA